CTGCCAGCATTTTCGTTCCCTCCCTTGAAAGTGTAGGGATGGCCTGACGCCATCCCCCATTGCATGGCTTCAAGAAAACTTTTGCCATCCAGCTCACGCCAGATGGCAAACAGTTCTTCTGCCAGAAACGGTGGGCAGGTCATGCTGACCTGCTCGGGTGTCGGACGGTAGTCCCAGACGATGTCCAGCCACCCGATCTGGATATGCTGGTTCTTGAGGACGGAGATCTGCATCAGTTGTCCGTCCTCGGTGTCGTACAGGATGCGAAGAGTTATGTTAGATAACATAACTTTTCGCCCCCTCGATCAGCTCCATCAGCTGATCGAGCTGGATGGTGCCCGGTACAGCGAGGAGATCCAAGACTTCCTCGTTGTCCATCAAGATGATGTACGCATAGTTTTCCTGCGCGTCGTATTCCACTTCCACCTCAATCATTGATTGACACCTCCCCCTTTCCGTACCGGATCACCCGGTACCCGAACTGCTCCGCTACTCTCGTGGCGTATTCCTCCGCCATCGCCCGGCTCGGTGCGATGGCCAGCAAGTTCCCGCCCGGGAACCCAACGAAGGGCGGGAGAATCGCTACCTCTCCACGGTGCCGGTTCACTAACACTTCCCAGGTATCGTCCATGTTTCTCCTCCTCCTTAAGATTTTTCAAATCAGGATCATCCTCGTCCGAACCCCGGGGAGCGACCGTGTCAAGGCGCTTTCCCTTGACACGGGAAGCGACCCGGGGTACCGATCTTTTCCTCCGCCTGCCGGGCCGACCCCGCCGGATCCATGAAAACCGAGTGCCGAAGAATTGTCAAGTGGCATTTTCACTTGACAATTCGTCGGCACTCGGAGACTCGCACTCGTCCTCGCTCGCGCTCGCACGAGGACTCGTCTTCATGGATCCCGGCAGACGGGCCGACCCCGCGGGCTCCCCCGCCAGGCGGGGCAGGAGGATAAAAAATCCCGGCAGGGAAGCGAGGCCTCCCTGCCGGGGTGTTATCCCTGGAGCAGGCCGGGGATGAACCCGGCGTGTTTAAAGACCGCCTTCTTTTCCACCCGTCCGTCCGGGTGGTGAACCTCTACGCTTTCCCGTTTAGAGAAAGCGTAGAGGACAAAGAACCCTTCCTCGATTAACCGCTTTTCGAGTAAGGGCATCATGAACGGCGCCCCCCCGAGCATAAGGGCGCCTTTGGGTTCGAGGGTCTTCGCCAAAGCGACGATCCCCTCGACCTTTTCCAAGATCTCTTCAGGATCCGGCTCCTCGATCGTGAGGAGCCTGGTTAGTTCCTCCCGCTTGTCCATGGGAAGATCGATTACTGAGTCAAGCACCTGCTCAGCAGTGGCAACATGTTGCGTGATGTTCCAAATCATTGCTTACCATCTCCTTTTAAAATTTTAAATGCTTCAAAAAGAACCATACCACGGGCTGCCGGAATGTCAAGCACGCTTTCCGCTTGACATTCCGGCCAAGCCCGTGGTACCGGGGTTTACCGGCTGGCTTTGACCGGTTCCCCGAGGACGATCTTCTCGGCAACCTTCGCCAGGTATTGCTCCATCATCGTCTGGCGAAGTGCTTGCTCTTCCTCTTCAGCCGGAGGATTGAATACCTCCTGGCGGAGCTTATAGATGGCGCGGATGTACGCCATCACGCATTTGTGGAGGATGGCGCAAAGGTCTTGCGTCATCCCTTCCTCCTTGCCCCAGGGTGCCGTGTAGACCAGCGCCCTGGAGCCCGTATAGGCAAGCCAGGACATGAAGTCCTGGTCAGTCTTCATGTGCTGGACGAGCCGGACGGCTGCCTCATCCAGCACCGCTTCCCAGTTTTGACGCAGACCGATCTGACCTGCATCCCGCTCACAGGCCTGAAGGATCTCGCATACGTCCTTCCGGCTTGCTGCCAGTCCCCAGCGGTTCATGAGGTACCGCTGGGAATAGCGGGTCATCGCCAATGCAGCGATGACGTTGAACACCCTGCTTCCGCCGGGCGTCCTGATGTCCCATTCTCGCTTCTTGAGCGGGGATGCAATTCCCTTAATGGGCAACGGGCGGGCGAGATCCCAGCCCGCCCGCCAGGTACCGTCGCCCAGGGCGCGGTTGATCCAATCCGCACCCTGGGTTACGTCGGGAACGAACTCCTGTTCCCGACGGGGATTGAGACCATGCCCCTTGGGCAGGAGCATGTCCTCCTCCGTTTCTTCCGGCTGGCACCAGATCCCTGGCGCCGTCCGGCGAAGCGTGCTGGCCTCATCGGCCAGCTTCTCCCGGAGCTCCCTGGCCTGGCGCTTGTCCTGCCAGGCCATGAAGCGTTCGTGGAAAAGCTTCGCCACCGGAAGCGGATCCTGATCCGGTGTGGCGAAGCCCAACACCTGCCACGGGCGGTATCTCTTTACCGACGAACCGCCCTCCTCAAAATAGACCAGCTCGTTCCCCGCGAACCGGGGAATCACCGGGACTTTCACGATGGCCTCGGTTTTCACACCGACCACCGTGACAACCTGTTGAACCACAATCCGCAGCATGCTAAGATTCATACACAACACTTCCTTTCTGCCCCTCTGCCGGGGGCAAGAGATTCGGCCAGCCCGGTGCGCTCCGGACTGGCCGTATTGCTCAATACTCTGAGTAAAATAACTCACATTCCTTGACGCCGGTGAGCATAAGCACGCCCATCGGCGTCAAGGTACTCCACGTCAACAACACGGAAGCTAGAAAGGCTGTCGACGTAGTGAATATTGGTAATGGTAACGCTTCGACAAGCGTTGCCGTTTTTCCGCACCTCGTACCGGGTAAAGACTTCCTCCGTCTTTACCACGCTTCCTTGGCTATACTCCATGCAGTTGGTAATTTCTGTGCGGAGCAATTCCCATCTTGACTTCATGCTACTCACTTCCTTTCTGCCGGCTCAGCCGGCTGTAAATTAAGCCAGCCCAGGCTATGCCCGGGCTGGCACCGGATCCTGTCACAGATAGACGACTTCGTCGTCGTCTATTGTGATTATTGCTGACGTGTACCCATCACTTGTTTTAATGGCGATGATGGGTACCATATCGCTTCCTTTGTCCTGATTGTTTGTCAGGACAAAAGAGACTGCATGATCGTAATCATTCGTTTCTCTCACCCACCGAAGCTCTTCGCCAGCAACCAAAAAACCTGTCAAATACTTGAACATTCCACACACTCCCTTTCTGCCGGTTAAACCGGCTATGAATTCCGGGGCTCGCTCGCGCCAGCCCCGGTGTTTCGCTCTCGTCGCCATCCCTTGATGGCGACTCCGTTACGGCGAAGGACGCCGTAGGCTCCCGAACCCTTCGGGTAGCTCCGAAGGATCTCGAGAGCCTGATAAACAGAAACGACCGGCGTAAACCGCCGGTCGTTCCTGTTTACTCCGTGCTCTAGGATGAGGCGACTCATCCTAGAGTTCCTTCCATGACAGCAGTCCCATACGGGGCTGCTGTTTACGCAAGTAACGTTCCTGCCTCTCTGGAGTTGCCAGGGGATCATCGTTGCTCCCCCTGATCCGGGAATATTCCCGGACTCCATCGCTCCAGGTCTCTTTTACATAAGTGTCAGCTGTATCAAGACCTGTCTGATACCAAGCCCGTTCTACACACCTCTCGATGTGCAGAAACCGATAGTGCAAAATCTCCTTCCGTCCAATCACCGTAGTTGTGTCTTCGTCTGACCACTCTCGCAGAACTCGCTCCGTTCCGAAATACTTCCACTTCATACCGCTCACTCCCTTTCCGCCGGCTTCTGCCGGCTGAGATTTTTTGTGCAGGCCTGAGCTCGTCAGCCCGGCGGTGCCTGCACGTTGCCGGGAACCGGCAGGCGCGTTCCTGCCGGTTTCGCCAGGAGTTACTTTGCACCGATGACAACCGCTGACCAACCAGGCCGGTCGATGACGAAGTAGGAAATCTTCCGCGGTTGGGGGAAAGTGCTGAATTCCTTCCACACCTTCCTCATAAAAAACGCCTGCTTCGAGACGCTCGACTTACGCAAAACGTCAGCGTCGTCCGCCCGCACCGCAATCGCTATCGCACTCTCGCTTTTGCTGAGCAACCTTACCTTCATGTACAACACCTCCCTTAAAATGGGAGCAAACCCCAGCACCACCAAGAGCACAGTGCCGGGGTTTGCTCCTTGATTGATCACGGAGGCACAAAGCACAAAAGGGCAATTTTGTCAAGTCTTTTTTTGACGAAATTGACCTTTTGTGCTATGCTTTTGCCGTAGTGTCAATCAAGGGGCAAACACCGCTCTGTGCGGAGGGGTGCTCCAAATCTGAGGAGGAGGGCTTTTGTGCAATTGCACAAGAGAGACATAGGGGGGGTCAACAGAGGAGATAGCATGAAATGAGACTAAAGTATATAAGGACGTGAAAGTCCATCCCCCCATCCTCGCCATCTTTCCAGCCCCCGGGGGGCTTTCCAGGGGGATACCCATCAAAAAAGAAACTTCTCTTTCCAAAAAATAAACCATAGTTCTGACAGTTTTTCTGACACTCCGTCTGACAGATCCTCTGACAGGCGGAGTTTTCGTCTCTTTCGAAGCCTGTATTTCCAAAGATTCCTGTGTTTGTTCCAAACGTTTACAGTTTCTGACACTTCTCTGACACTCCCCTGACAGCTTCCTGACGGAACCGTCCAGGGAAGGGCGGAGTTTACTGATTTTCGGGGCAAAAGGGGGTCTTTCCCCCTGTTTTTCTGGGACTCCAGACCCCTTGACAGGGGCTTTTTTCTGTGGTATGGGACGATTTCCGTCCTAGAATTAGCTTAAGAGCAAAAGAACGTCGTGCTGTAGCACGAAAAGAACAGTAGCACTACCCTTTCTTTGCCTCTTAGAGTGTATATATATATAAAGGCTAAGGGTTCCATGAGCCAAAGAAGGGGTAGTGCGACTGTTCTTTAGCGCTAAGATCGCCAAGTGCTATCCTCTTCAGCTCTTGTGCTGAGTCTAGGGTGAGAAAAATTGGGTCTTGCGTCCTGACAAGACCCTTTTTCTGTGTTATAATTATTGCCATAAAGCAAGGAGTGTTGATTTTATGGCATGGGAAAAGGCCTACACGGGAGAGGTCGTCAAGAACGTCCCGCAGGAGATCCGCCGGGTCATCTCGCGGGCGAGGGAGATGGCTCCCGAGGCGCTGGAGACCCTCTTCGAGGTGATGATCAGCCCCAGGTCGACCGCCAAGGTGCGGGTCGAGGCGGCGTCGATTATCCTCGACAGGGCTCTGGGGCGGGCTCCCCAGCTGAACTTCAACATCGACATGCTCGCGGAGAGGGAACAGACCCGCGAGCAGGTCATCTCCCTGGCGCGGCAGGTCTTCCTGGCGGTCGAGCGGGGAGAGATCATCGAGGCCGAGGTGCTGGATGGGCAATCCGACCGCAGCGGATCTGGCGAAACGGTTCTTCCTGGGGAAGCGGGATCTGGTCAGCTTCCGGGCTGACTTCCTCCCGGGACAGGCGGACTGCCGGCCGGCGTGGTTCCACCACGACTGGAGCGAGAAGCTCCTCTACGGCTCATGCCATTACGCCATCCAGGGATACCGGGAGTGCGGGAAGACATCCTACATCCGCGCCATGGCGCTCCACACCCTGGTCTACCCCAGTCCCGAGAGGGACTACACCGTCTTCGTCATGGCGAACCAGTCCCTGGCCACCAACCGGCTCTACGAGATCCGGGACATGTTCCTCGCCGACCCCGCCCTTTCCGCCGGCCTGGTGAAGGTGAACCACAAGAACGAGCAGGTCTTCGAGGTCACCATGGACACCGGGGAGGGCTACCTGGACATCCGCCTGGAGGCCTACGGCAAGGGAGCCTCCGTGCGGGGGCTCCAATGGCGGGACAGGAGACCGAAGCTGGTGATCATCGACGACCCACAGGACGGAGAGGACGCCAAGAGCGAGCTGACCCTGGAGCGGGACTGGAACTGGTTCCTCTCCGACGTGAAGTTTCTCTCCCGCACGGGGCGGATCTTCATGATCGGGAACAACCTGGGGGAGCGCTGTCTCATCGAGCGGGTCTTCGCCCACGCCGCCGAGCTGGGGTTTCAGACCGTGAGGATCCCCGTCCTGAACGAGCAGGACGAGCCCAACTGGCCGGAGCACGACCCGAAGGAGGCCATCTACGCCGAGCGGGACTCCTTCGCCCGGATGGGGAAGCTGGATCTCTGGCACCGCGAGAAGATGTGCGTTCCCATGAGCCCGGAGAACCGGCGCTTCCGCTCCGACATGATCAAGACCTTCGTCCGCTCCGACCTGGCGGGCGTCCCTCTGGCGAAGTTCATCACCGTTGACCTGGCGATCTCCCAGAACGCCACCGCCGACTACACCGTCTTCTGTGTGGTGGGGATATCCCCGGACAATCACTGGTTCGTCCTGGACGTGGACTACGGCCGGTACGACCCCACCGAGACCCTCGACCGCCTCTTCTCCCTGGTGGCGAAGCACAAGCCGGTCTCCGTGGGGATCGAGACGGTGGCCTACCAGGCCGCCCTGGCGCATTTCGTGGAGCGGGAGATGGTGCGGCGCAACCTCTTCTTCCAGCTGATCCCCCTGAGGGCGGAGAAGAAGAAGGAGCTGCGGATCCTGGGGATGCAGCCGCGTTTTTCTGCCGGACAGGTCTGGATTCCCGAGACCGCCGACTGGAGGGCGGAGTTCGAGGATCAGCTCCTGAGCTTCCCCTACGGCCGTCACGACGACATCCCCGATGCTCTGGCCTACATGGAACAGATCGCGTACCCGCCCTCCTCCTGGAACGACCCGGAGGAATCCGAGGCGGACAGCTGGCTCCCCGTGGCGGGAGCCATGTAGGAGGGACAGATGGATCTAGAAGCGGTTGCCCGTTCCGTCGAGACCGACATCCAGGCTGCCGAGGACTACTACACCGGCACCATCGAGCCCAGCGTCATCGAGCGCTGGCAGATCTACAAGGCGGACAAGAACTACTACGCCGAGAAGTACAAGAAACTCTCCCAGGCCACCGACCTGGTCTCCTTCGACTTCTACTCCGTGGTGGAGTGGTACGTGGCCAACTGCATGCAGGCCTTCTTCGCCGGGGACACCGGAAAGATGGTCACCATCTCCGGCGTCGGTTCCGAGGACGTCCCGAGGGCGGAAAAGATGCGCAAGCTCGTCACCCACCAGCTCATGCGCCAGAACCGGGGGTACACCATCGCCGAGACCTGGTTCCGGGATGCCTTCGTGGGGAACCTGGGGGCGGTGAAGGTCTGGTGGGATCGGGAGACCACGCCGGGGCCGATCCGGGTGGAGGTCGTCCCCAGGGAGATCCTCCCGCAGTTCCTGGCCGGGAAGCCGAACGCGCAGGTCTATCCCCTGCTGGGGGTCAGCGACCTGGTGAAGGTGGAGTGGCGGGACATGGTCTACCGGCGCAACAAGCTGGTCTGGCAGAACGTCCCTCACGATGAGATCCGGATCCTCCCGGACACCCGGAGCCTGGAGGACGCCCCCTTCCTGGCGCACAAGACCGTGGTGCGGGTGGACGACCTGCTCCGCCGGCAGAAGGCCGGGGTCTACGAGAACGTGGACGAGGCCGTCAGCCGGCTGGGCTCCGTGGACTACCCCTACCTCCGGGACGTTTTCTCCAACGCCTCGGACGTTTCCGAGGCGAACCTGGAGCGGGGGAGGCGCCACGTCCAGCTGTACGAATGCTACACGAAGATCGACATCAACGACGACGGCCTCCTGGAGGACTGCATCGTCACGCGCTGCAACGGGGTAATCCTCAGGGCGATCGAGAACCCCTGGCAGAGGCACCCCTTCTTCTTCCTGATGCCGGTGAGCGACCCTCACAAGCTCTGGCCTGACCGCGGCCTGGCGGAGGTGGTGGGGGAGATCCAGCACATGAACACCGCCCTCTACCGTCAGCTGCTCATCAACATCGCCCTGAACAACGACCCCCGCACCTTCATCGACGACACGAAGGTGAACGTGGCGGACGTGAAGGCCGACCGGCGCTACATCCGGTGCCACGGCTCCCCGAGGGAGGTCATGGCGCCGGTGCCCATCCAGCCCATGGCGGCCTGGACGGTGCCGTTCCTGGAGGCCATGGAGGGGAAATTGGAGACCTGGAGCGGCCGAACCCGCTACAACCAGGGGTCGGACTTCAAGAGCCTGAACAAGACCGCCACAGGGATCACCACGATCTTCAACGCCTCCATGCTCCGCATGGAATCCTACGTCCGCAACTTCTCCGAGACCGGGGTGGCGGATCTCCTGCGGTTCGCTGTGCGTCTCAACCAGACGTACATGGATCAGCCCCAGGTCATCCGCCTGCTGGGAGAGACGCTGGAGGTCACCCCGGACGACCTGGCGGGGGAGTTCGACATCGAGATCAACGCCAACGGCGGGCTCACGCAGAAGGATCAGAAGGTGCAGAACCTGCAACTGTACCTGGGGATGCTCTATCCCTCCGGGAAGGCGCAGGGGATCCTGGACGAGCGGCACTGGATCCATGCAGCCCGGGAGCTCATGAGCTGCGTGGGGATCCGGGATCTGGACAGCTTCTGTCCTTCCGAGCCGCCGCCGAAGCCCATGCCCATGATGGGAGGAATACCGATTGGAGCCGGAATACCGGGAGCAGCTCCTGGAGGAGATGAGGCTGGGGGACAGGGCGGAGTCCGTCAAGCCCTACCTCCTGCCCTGGCTGGAAAGTTCCCAGGCGGAGCTTTTAAACCGGCTTAGCCTTCCCCTGGGACCCGAGGAGCTGAGGATGCTGAATGCCACCGCCGTGGTGCTGGCGCAGCTGAAGGGAAGCCTCCTGAACGACTGCGCCATCGGGGCGGCGGCACGAAGGGAGTTTCGGGAAAGTGAAGGAGTTGACTGAGGCTATCGCCGAGCAGGTCTACCGGTGCATCGCTCCCCTGGGCGACAACCTGGACAGGATCGAACGGGGGAGGTTCCTCCGGAGCCTCTCGGAGCGGAGCCTCACCATCGCGGCCGAAGTGATCGGAATCATCCCGGGGCAAGCCTTGAGCACCCCGGATCCTGCGGATCAAGCCGAGGAGCAATCCGCAAACCAGGAGGGAACGCATGGAAAGCACAAGCCTACCGGCAGCGCAGCAGGGAACCGCAGCCGCGGAGCCTCTCGCTCCCGGTAACATCGGTCTCCGCCCCGACGGATCGGTCATCCTTCCCGGGGAACCGGCCGGCCAGCCGGCGACCCCCGAGCAGGCACCGTACACCGCCGAGGAAGTGGCGACCCTGGGGATCGAGAGGATCGATCCCAACCGCCTCCCGCCGGAGCTCGTCCCGCTCTACAAGAGCCTCCAGGCGGACTACACCCGCAAGACCCAACAGCTGGCGGAACTGAGGAGGCAACTGGAAACTCCGGCCAAGCCCGAACCGGTGCAGCCGCAAGCCCAGCCCTCGAAGGACATCGCCGACCGCGTCTACGAGGCCACGGTGATGCGAGCCTGCGAGCTCATGGGGGTCACGCGGGAGGACTTCGACGAGTACGACCCGAAGTGCCAGGTGTTCATGTCCATCGCCGGGCAGCAGCTCTACGCCGAGGCTGCCCAGCAGCAGGCCGCCGTCCAGCAGGCGGCCGTCCGGGAGCGCCAGTACAAGGAGCTCCTGGAACGATACCGGCAGACCGAACCGCACTACGAGGAGATCTCCGCCTACGCGGACGAGTGGATCGCCAACCTCCCCTACCGCCAGTACCAGGAGGTCATGAAGACCCTGGCGCGGGGCTCCATGGAGGAGATCGACGTCAAGGTGATCCAGGAAGTCCGGAAGGCCTGGTACGCCAAGAACGGCACCCCGGAGCAGAAACCGCTCCCGGTGGTGGAATCCGGCAGGCCGGCGGCCGCGACCCAGCCCGGGGCGCAGCTCCCGCCGTCCTTCGGACGGATGAGCCAGGAAGAACAGGCGCAGATCCTCCTGAAAGCGGGGCTGGTCTCCTAACCCAAGGAGGAATCGCAAGTGGCAGACTACATCTCCGGAAGCAACACCTACGTCGCCGTCGGGAACAAGGAAGACCTGAACCCCGTCATCACCAACATTGCCCCCGACGACACCCCCCTGTACTCCATGATCGGCTCCACGTCCTGTACCGCCACCTACCACGAGTGGCTGGAGGACGACCTGGGCGAAGCCCAGAGCAACGCCTACGCCGAAGGCTTCACCTACGCCACCACGAAGCCCGGCACGAGGACGCGCCTGGGGAACTACACCCAGATCATGGAGCGGGGCTACGAGGTCACCGACACCCAGGAGGTCGTCCAGAAGCACGGCCTCACGTCGGAAATGGCCTACCAGATGGCCAAGTGCGCCAAGCTCATCGCCTTCGACTGCGAGAAGGCGATCATGGAGCAGTCCAGCAAGAGCGCCGGCGACAACACCAGCAACCCGCCGACGGCCCGGCAGATGGGCGGGATCCCCTACTGGATCACCAGCCACGTCATCTCCAACTCCGGGACGCTCCGGGACTTCACCCCCGACCTGCTGAACGATGCCCTCCAGGCCTGCTTCAACTCCGGCGGCCATCCCGGGACGGCAGTCATGGGCGGGGCGCTGAAGCGCACCATGAGCTCCTGGAACGGCGGGGCTCTCCGCACCCTGGACGCCGATGCCTCGAAGATCACCCAGCGTGTGGACGTCTTCGAGTCCGACTTCGGCGTCATCAAGGTGCTCCTCGACCGCTTCACCCCGGCCAACAAGGTCTACGTCCTGGATCCGTCTCTCTGGAAGAAGGCGACCCTGCGCCCCTTCAAGACGCTGGATCTGCCCAAGACCTCCGACTCCATCAGGAAGGTCATCGTCGGAGAGTGGACGCTGGAGGCACGCGCCGAGAAAGCCAACGCCATCCTGGCCGACGTGCAGTAGGGGGAATGATCGATGGCCATCGAGTTTCTGAAGAACCTGGCGGGGAGAGGCGACCGGTGGATCAGCCGGCTGGCCACCGCCGCCTGTTCTCTCCAGCTCACCCCGGCGACCTACTCCATCGCCGCCGGGAGCTCCGGCTGGACGAAGAAGGTGGAGGTCGCCCTGAAGGATCCCGACGGGAACCTTTGCGACTGGTACAACGGGACGTTTCCCGCCTCCGTTTCCAAGTCCTCCTCCGGCGGATCCGTCACCCTGGGCAGCGGGGTCAGCACCGTGACCCTCGCCAGGGGGAAGGGCATCGTGACGATCACCGGGAGCGGAACCTGGGCGTCCGGCGACACCGCCACCCTGACGATCAACGCCTCCGGCACCCAGACCATCTTCGGCAAGTCCGTCTCCGCCCAAACTTCCGTGGGGACGGTACCGGCCTAGCGAAAGGATGGGGAGGGGCTTGATCGGCCCCTCCCGCTCTGAGCCCATGACAAACCGCAAGCTGACTCTCCATCCAGACGGCCGCGTGGAATTGGCCGTGGCCTACAACCCAGATCCCGTCCTGCGGCTCAACGCCGAGGGGCGCAAGGATACCGGGTGGGCGCCCGGGAGAAGCCTCCGGCGCCTGGCCTCCATCGACCTGAACGACGTGATGAAGAACCTCACCGTCAACACCGATCCGGACATGGTGGCATTTATGGTGGGGAACGACCGGGCCGCCCTCCACCGCCTCCTGCGGAAGCACCCGGAGTGGAAATGCTCCGCCGAATCCTCCCGGAGGGGAGTGATCGTGAAGTGACCTTTGCCGATCTTGTCAAGAGGCTCCGCTACCGCCTCCGGGATGCCGACGCCGTCCAGCTCAGCGACCAGGAATTGGTGGAGGATCTCCGCACCGCCCTGGAGCACGTGGGCTGGAGGATGGCGGAGGTCGGCCTCACGGCCGAGTGGCTCTCCGACGGGACGCTGGATGCCCCGATGCTTTCCACCGACGTGGATCTGGCAGACGGGATGGCCAACGGCATCCTCTCCCTCGCCCAGGGAATCCGCTCCGAGGATCCCCGGGTGATCATGGCGCTCTCGGACGTGGCGCTCCGCCTGGCGGTGACCCTGTACGGGGAGCCAGTGGAGCCGGAGAACGATGGGCTTCCCCTGTAGGAGGACGACATGACCCTGGCGCAGATGATCAACCGGCTCCGGATCCGCTTGAACGATCCGCAGAAGATCGAGTTCTCCGACGAAGAGCTGGAGGCCTACGTCCTGGATGCCCTCCAGGCTGTCCATGCTGTGCGGATCCAGGCAAAGGATCCAAAGATCGTGGTCACCGCCACAGTCTCCTCGACCCTCCCGGCCAACTGGGCCGGATGGGTGGGACAGGTTCCCCTGAAGATCTCAGAAAACTCCGTCTCCGGGGGACCGGCCACCGTGCGCTACTTCCGCACGGCGACCCTGCCGGCCTCCGGCTCCTCCGAGCTTGACGTCCCGGACTGCCTCCTCCCGTCGGTGCTCAACTACGCCGTCCTTCAGGGGCGTATCCGCCTGGGGCTGGACATCGACCAGGAGGGACCGCTGACGCAGAAGATCCTCCAGGGGGCTGCCGCCGCCCTGGGACTCTCCTATCCCAAGGGAGGCCAGTATGGGGCAGCTCGCTGAGTACACGAGGGTCTACGAGAGAAACCCCACCACGCTCCTGGAGTTTGGCGACTTCTCCGGCGGGGAGGTTCTGAGCAAGCCGGAGGACAGCCTCCAGCCGAACGAGCTCTCCTTCGCGGAGAACGTGGACATCGACCCCAGCGGCGCAGCCCTCACCGTGAGGGACGGACTGGAGCTGGTCTGCCCCGTGAGCGGCGGTGTCTCCGCCCTCTGGGGGTGGGAGGCCAAGAGCCTTCTCCTCTTCGTCTCCGACGGGAAGCTGTACAAGGCCGACCTGGAGAACCAGGAGGGCGTCCTGGTCGGAACCCTTTCCGGGACGGGGAAACCCGTCTTCGCCGAGTGGGGAGAGAAGGGGAGCGAGGTGCTTTTGATCGCCTCCGGTGGAAGGCTCCAGGCCTACAACGGGACGACTCTCTCGGAGGTCACGCCGGAGGGGCTGTCCGCCTCCACCGTCTTCATCTCAAACGCCCGGGTGGTCATCGCCAAGCCGAACAGCTCCGACACCGTCTGGAGCGCCATCGGCGACCACACCAACTGGACGCACGACGCCAACGACGCCTCCAGCGCCCAGACGCTCCCGGTGGGGTACAAGGATGCCGGGGAGATCCTCTGCATGGTGTCCCTGTCCAAGGACGTTGTGGTCTTCAAGAGTTCCGGGGTGGTCTACCGGGTCACAGGGAGCTACCCCAGCTGGAGCGTCTCGGAGGTCTCCCGGAATTGCCTTGTCCCCAGCCCCTTCTCCGCCCTTTCCCTGGCGGGGGACGTCTGGTTCCTGGACGTCCGGGACGGGATCCGGAGGCTGGCCACCACGGCGGCCTACGGCGACATCGGCCTGGCCTCCGAGGGATCCGCCGTCGGCTCCGCCGTGGCGGCATCCCTCACCTCCGACGCCCGGATCTGGCACGTGAAGAACCGCCGGCAGGTCTGGATCCAGCCGGGGGTCTCCTCCAGGCTCTACGTCTACCACTACCGGGTGGGGGGATGGACGCACTACTCCTACCTGAACGGGTTGGGGATCGCCGACGCGGCCTGCCTGGGGGAAGCCTCCTACGTGGCCGCCTCCGGCGGGATCTACCGTACCGGCGGGACGAAGGACGGGGAAAACGACTACATCGCCACCGTCCGGCCGAGGGTGACCCGGGAGCCCAAGCCCCACGTCCTGGTGCGCTTCCAGGTGGACTACGACCTGATGAGGAACGGCGAGGGCGTCGCCATGGTGGGGAAGGTCTCCATGCCTCTGCCCATGGCGAGTCTGAACGAGGACATCGCCTTCCTCGATTCCGACGAGGCTTATTCGGACGAAGACCCTCTCTCCCCGTCGGCGGGGCAGTCCGTCTACACCCGGCAGGTCTGGCGCAGCGGGGAGTTCAAGCCGGAGATCCTCGTCCGGTCGGGGCGGATCCGGATCCGCAAGATCTATCTGTGGGTTAAGGGGGTATCGGCTTGAGCTACACCGTCGGTTATCCGGTGAACTTCACCCCGAACGGGGACACCACCAGCCAGGCCATCGGGAAGTTCATCAACGAGTTTAGCCGGCTCTACGGCTACCTGAACGCCGAGGCGGCCCGGATCGTGGAGAATCCCCTCGTCTCCCTGGAATCCGATCCTGCCCCGAAGCTGGGGGCCAACCTGGATCTCAACGGGAAGAGCCTGGTGGGGGACGCTACCTTCACGGGGAAGGTCTCCCTGGCGGGGATCGCCCAGGGGCTGAGCCTGGGCGCCAACATCCCCTATTCCGCCATGCAGGTGGTCTCAGGGAACACCGTGGACTGGACGAAGGGGGCGTACGCCTACAAGGGACTTTCGGCCAACTGGGTGCCGGACTTCGCATCTCCGCCTGAGTCCTGCATCCTGCACCTGTTCGTGCAGAACGGGGCTTCCGCCTACACGGTCACCTGGCCGAGCAGCGTCATGTGGCCGCAGGGGGTCGTCCCGACAATGTCCAGCACGGCCTACGACCTCCACCTCTTCCAGTTCCTCCGCTGGGGGAACAAATATTACGGAACCCTCTCGGCGGTCTACACGGGATTTGTGGGGATGTGTGTCTGATGTCCTTCTCCGACGACCTGACAATCACCACCACCAGCTACCTCTGGGGAACCGTGGACTGCCGGAACTTCGTCCTGGAGTCCGGGGTCACGCTCTACATCGGCCGATCCAAGGGGCACGGGAACGCGATCTTCCCCCAGACCAGCCTGGTGGCGGATTTCTCCGCCCCGTCCGAGCGGCGGAACTATCCCACCGCCCCGGAGCACGCCGGGCTGTGCCTGCGGTGCTACGGAACCGCCACGATCCGGGGGACGATCATCGGATCCCGCCGGGGGCCGCTGGGGTACGAGAACAACACCTCCAAGTACAGCCAGCCGTCCTGCCTCCATGACGGTTTTCTGGGTGGCGGATCCGGCGCCTGCTGGGAGGGATCCAGTCTCAACGGGTACGGGCGCAGAACGAAGAACGACGGGAGCGTCGTGACGACCAGCGGGGTCGGGCAGAACGCCGTGGAGTCCGAGATCCGCTCCTACGTCGCAAGCCGTTTCCAGACCTTCGGCGGGAATCCCTACGCCTCCGGCTTTCCCTTCTACGTCTACGGCTCCGGGGGGCCGGGCACCTACTACAGCGACAAGCGGTACATGAGCCGTGGAGGCGCCGGGCTGGTCATCGTGGCCAGCCGGGTCGTCTTCGAGTCCGGATCCTCCTTCCAGTCCGTTGGCAAGGGCGGGGACGACGGCCTCGACCAGCGCGTCGGCCAGTCCTGCAACGACGTGGGATGCGGAGGCGGGGGAGGCGGATCCCTGGTGATCATCGCTGGATCCTACCAGCGCCTGGGCTCCATCAACCTGGCGGGAGGAGCGCAGTCCTACGGGGCGAACCACAGCGATCCCGATTCAGGCCGGGCCGGAGGAGCGGGGCTGGAGGTCTGGATTCCCTACACGCCGTCCGGCGGATTCCTGGCCGGGTTCTAGGAGGGCAGAGATGAACATTCGACACTACACCTTCGATTCGAGAGGCGTGCTCACGGGGTATTACGACGCCGAGTCCGATCGCCCCGTGACGGAGCAGGACGTGACGCTCCCCGCCGGGGTGACCCTGGTTCCCCCGCCGGACTTCGTCCCCGGGATGGTGAGGGTCTTCGATCCCCAGGCGCGGAGCTGGACGCAGGCTCCGGCGGAGGATTACCCCGTCGGGGCCCCCCGGGATGATTTCCTGAAGCCCCGTTGGAACGGTGCGTTCTGGACAGAGGGGGCTTCCCTGGAGGAATTCCGGGAGGCCAAGAGGCAGGAGATCGCCAGGAAGCGCTACGAGGCGGAGACCGGCGGGATCGTCCTGAACGGATTCCGCATCGCCACGGACGACCGATCCCAGGCGAAGATCGCCGGGGCGGCGCTGAAGGCGATGCAGGATCCCTCCTATTCCTGCTGGTGGAAAGGGGAATCCGGCTGGGCGCTCCTGGACGCCACCACCATCCTGGCCATCGCCGACGCCGTCCGGGCTCACGTCCAGGCGTGCTTCGACCGGGAGCGCTCCCTGTGCGCTGCGGTGGACGCCGCAGGGTCGCCCTCGGCGGTGAAGGCTGTTTCCTGGGAGGGATGACCGTGGCGCCCAAGTACAAGATCCGCATCGACGCCGGATCCACCTACCGCCGGCGGTTCCTCTTGCAGGACATCAACGGGCTGCCGGTCAACCTGACTGGATACAAGGCTCGGTCGAAGTTCCGCTTCGACAGCCACAAGGGGCCGGTTGCCGCCGAGCTCACCACGGAGAACGGACGGATCACCATCACGCCCACTGACGGGATCCTCGACTTGGTGATCCCCGACGAGGTGACGGAGACCATGGCGACCTCCTCGGCCGGCCGGGGGGTCTACGACCTGGAGATCTACCTGGAGAACGGGGACACCATCCGCGTCCTGGAGGGCTCCTGGGTGGCCACGCCGGAGGCGACGAGAGATGCCTAACTTCGACCAGGTCATCCTTTCCGTCCAGGAGCAGGGGGAGCTGGTGATCGTCCCCTCCTTCGCCCCGCAGGGTGTGCCGGGGCCGAAGGGAGACACGGGGCCGGCCATCACCGCCGCCTCCTTCATCGACAACGCCATCGTCTTCTACCGGGACGACGGATCCACTGTGATCCTCCCTGACGCCGCCTCCGTCCTCAAGGGAGAGCCCGCCCCGCTCCTCCAGGTGGAGTACTCCGCCGACGGGGCGAGCTTCCACGGCACCTACCAGCCGGGGGACTTCTACCTCCGGATGAGCCGGGACAACGGCGAGACCTGGAGCAGCGCCATCAAGTTCGTGGGCACCGATGGAACCAACGGAACCGACGGGAAGACCTGGTACCGGGGCACGTCCGACCCCTCCAGCGAGACCGGCGTGAACGGGGACTTCTACCTGAACTACACCACCTGGCACGTCTTCGAGAAGATTTCGGGGAGCTGGACGGACAAGGGGACGATCAAGGGGGCCGACGGTAAGGACGGCGAAGGGATCGGCCTGGGCATCGCCATTGCCCTGTCATGAGGAGGGAACCCAATGGCTGAAGTGTTCAAGAACTTTCCGTATGTCATAACCACGACCAACGGCACGGCCTACACCTGCCCGTCGGGGAAGACTGCCATCGTCCTCTGCCTTCAGGTGACGAACGTGGACGGGGCTGTTTCAGCCGACGCCACCGTTTCCTGGACGGACGCTTCCCAGTCCGGCCTTGAGACGTGCCTGGTGAAGTCCTGCCCGATCCCTGCCGGGGGTGCCCTGAACATCCTGGCCGGGAAGCTGGTGCTGGAGTCCGGGGATTCGATCAAGGCAAATGCCAGCGCCGACAACAAGCTCGTTCTCACCGGAAGCGTGGTGGAGATGGGATGAGCCGGGGATATATTGGCAACGAGGCTCCCGCCAAAATCTCCGACCGCAAGGGGATCGTGACGATCCAGGAGGACTACACGTGGCTCCGCAACAACCCTAGAGGGATTCTTGAAGGGACTTGGAACAACATCTGGAATCGGATCAGCCAGATCCCCCGGAAGACCCCGAACCCCGTCATGACGACGTTCGACGGGGGGTGCAACCTGTCTGGAACGAACAAGTGGGCTGGCGGGGTTTTGGCGGCCAACGGGAAGATCTACGGAATTCCCGCTACGGCCTCAGGGGTCTTGTGCATTGATCCCTCCACGAAAAGCGTTTCGATTTTCGGGAATCTTGACACTACAGCTTGGAAGTATATTGGTGGGGCTGTCGCATTAAATGGGATGATTTATGCGGCTTCCTTCCATGCTCCGTACACGTTTTTGAAAATCAATCCTTATACCGAGTCTATTTCTCCTTGTGTAAGCACATCTGGCACTGCAAAATATTATGGAGCTGTTCTTGCCACAAACGGGATGATTTATATCCCCCCCAATGCTGCAACTTCTGTAGGAAAGATCAATCCTAATAACGACTCGTTCACATCCTTTGGATACTTTTCAGGCACATGGCGTTCTGGCTGTCTCGCCCCAAACTCATGCATTTACTATATCCCCGGAGGTGCCACTAACTGCTTAAAGGTTGATCCATCAAACGACTCAGGCAGCACGTTTGGTAGTTTGCCTTCTACAATCGACAAGAACGAAGCGGGCGTATTGGCCCAAACCGGGAAAATCTATGGGGCACCAGCGCAAATCAATCAATTCGAGAGAATAACACCCAACGATGATACGATAAATCTTATCGGCTCGGTCTCCGGTTCCACCTATCGGTATAAGGGCGGAATCCTTGCCCCGGACGGCAATCTGTACTTCATCCCGGGGTCGTACTCACATCTGATCAGCATGAACCCATTCACCGAAGAGATCACGGATCATGGGGAAGCTCCCGGCTGGGTTAGTGGAGCCTGGGCAGGAGCCGTCCTCGCCCCGAACGGGAACATCTACTGCATCCCGCAAAGTGCATCCTGCGTTCTCGAAATCTCCAACGTAGGCACCATGGACTGGAACACCAGTGCCCTGCTGACTCCGTACGTCAACAAGTTCTAGGAGGGAAGCCATGTACTGGATCAACGGAACGCTTCAGGAAAGCCTCCCCTTCCGGCTCTTTCTCCCGGACGGCACCACGAGGACGAGCCTCCACGAGCTGACGGAAGAGCAGCTGGCGGAGCTAGGCATCTACCCCGTCACGGAGATCCGGCCGGAGATCAAGGAAGAGACGCAGTTTTACGGAGAGCCCGTGGTGACCGTGGAAAACGGCAAGGCGGTTGCCGTTTATCCCGTGGTCGACAAGACGAAGGAGCAGATCCGGCAGGAGCTGGAGTCTGCCAGGGAGCGGAAGTTGACCGAGCTGGCGGAAGCCCGGTGGCAGGCCGAGACCGGCGGGCTGACGCTTCCGGACGGAACCGCGGTGAAGACCGACCGGGAATCGCAGGCCTTGCTCACCGGTGCCGCCCTGAAGGCCTTGCAGGATCCGGAGTATTCCTGCTGGTGGAAGGCCGATGGCGGGTGGGTGAGGCTGGACAGCAAGACCATCCTCTACCTGGCGGAGGCCGTGCGGGGTCACGTGCAGTCCTGCTTCGACCGGGAGAAGATCCTGGCAGAGCGTGTCGGGAAGGCGCAGACCATTTTGGAGGTTTCCGCCGTGAGCTGGAAAGATCATAGGCTGAAGGAGGCCAGAGCATGACGAGACTGAACAAGACCCACGGTAGGGGTTCGTGGCGAACGGAGACCCTGACGATCCCCTCCGGGCAGAGCGAGACCTCAGGCGTCATCGACGCCAGGGGGTACCGGCTGGCGAAGATCTATCCGCCTGCCGACCTGACGGCCTGCAAGATTGCCGTCCTGGATTCCCCGGACGGGACGTCCTTCGGGCAGCTGTACGACTCCTCTGGGCAGCCCGTCGCCCTGTCCGTCACGGCCGGCAAACCCCTGGGGATTCCCCTGGGGACGACGGCGCTGGCGGGTCTGGGAATCATCAGGCTCAAGAGTGTCTCCGCCTCCGACGGGACGACAGCGGTGAACCAGGCCGCCAGCCGGAGCTTCACGGTGGTGCTGGTGGAATGAACCCCCTCTCGGGCGCCGGGCTGTCTCTCCTGACTCTCTCGGCCGTCCTTTCCGCCATCCTGATCTGGGAGGTGATCCGCCATGAGCCGCTTTGACGATGTCCTGAAGGAGACCCTCGGCTTCGAGGGAGGGTATTCCAACAACCCAAATGACAGGGGCGGGGAGACAAACTTTGGGATCACCGCAGGCACCTACGCCAAGGCCAAGTCCCTGGGGCTGGTGGTGGGGAAGTCCGTCCGAGACCTGACCCGGTACGAGGCCGCCCGGATCTACCACGACCTATACTGGAAGGCCTGCAAGGCCGACCTGATGCCTGAGCCCCTCGATCTCATGGTCTTCGATGCCGCCGTGAACCACGGTGTCGGTGGATCCGGGAGGCTCCTCCAGAAGAGCCTGAACTGGCTGGGGGCCGACCTGAAGGTGGACGGGGCGGTGGGGCCGAAGACCTGGGGAGCCCTGGCGGATCTCCTGGAGAAGGAGAAGGGGCTGGGGCTGAAAGCCCTCTGCGCCGCCTTCATGGCCTTCCGGGCGAAGCACTTCGCGGACATTGTGTCCAGGGACGCCACGCAGAAGGCCTTCCTCTGGGGATGGATTCGCCTTCGGGTGGCGGCGCTCATGGAGAAGGCTGGAATGGCATGAGCGAGGACGCCCTGCTTCTTGCCATCGAGACGATCCAGGGAAGCCTCGCGGAACTGCGCAAGGAGATGCGCTCCGTGATGGAGAAGCTCACCCTGGTGACCACCCACGAGATCCGCCTCGCCCGGGTGGAGGTTGACGTGGAGACGCTGAAGGAACGGATTGAGGCCACCAACCGGCTGTGCACTTCCCGCCAGAGGTACGTTGACATGCTTGAAAACGGCCTGCCCGAGAGCCCCCAGGCCTGGTGGAACTCCCGGGTGGCGAGGATCGTTGGGCTTGTGGCCTGGAGCGCCTTCCTCCTGATTCTCCCTAGAATCCTGAAAGCACTGGGGGTGCTGTGATGAATCTCCTGGAACTGGCTCCCGCCATCACCCACATCATCGACCGCTTCGTCCCGGATCCGGACAAGGCGCAGGCGATGAAGCTTGAGATGGCGAAGATCGAGGCCTCGGAGAACGTGGCCAAGATGGAGACCCAGAAGGCCTGGCTTTCCAACTCCAACTGGTTCGTGTCCGGGGCGATCCCCGCCATCCTCTGGATGATCTCCCTGGTGGTGGCGAACAACTGCATCCTGGCCCCGTGGCTCAACGGGATCTTCGGCTTCTCGATCCCCATCATCACGCTGCCGGAGTGGTACTCCGGCCTGGCCATGACGATCATCACGGGGCTGTTCGCCAAGAAGGTCATCGACAACAACGAGTGGTGGATCGGCGGGAAGCTGGTGAGCCCGTCGAGGCAGACCATCGAGGCCTCCATTGCCGGCGGGAAGACCCAGCCGGTGGGAGAGTCCGTCTCCCTGAAGAAGACGGAAGAACTGGTGGAAAAACGGCTTGCGGCCATGAAGGCCGAACTGGAAAGGGGGAAGTAGGATGAGCAACTGGATCGCGCTCCCGCTGGCGATCGCCGTCTTCGTGTGTTTCATCTGGGTCATGAAAAACCGGAAGAACCTGAAGAAGGCGGCGTCGGAACTGGTCGAGGAGGTCAAGGAGAAGATCGAGGAGGTGAAAGAATGATGTGCAAGGGGAAGAAAGCCGCACCGGCCAAATCCGCCTCCGGGAAGAAACTGCCTCCGTTGTTCCAGCCCAAGGGCGGGAAGGCGGCTCCGAAGAAGGGGAAATGAAGCCGAGGATGCCCCGCGGGGGGACGCTCCCGGAGTGGATCGAATGGTTCGAGGCCACCACCGGGCGTCCCTTCCGCCCGGAGGGGAAGCCCCTCCTGTACGATCCGGAGCACGGATTCATGACCTATGGCTTCTACCCCGAGACTCAGGGCTTCGTCCTCTGGCACGTGGCGGGGGACGGACGCTACTGGGAGCAGAAGGCCGAGGAGCTGGGCAGGCGCCAAAACGCCAAGTGCCTCATGCTCTTCACCCGCCGGGATCCGAAGGCCTTTGCCAGGCGGTACAACACCGAGGTCTGGGGATACTGGCTGAAGCGCGACCTGAAGGAGGTAGAAGATGGGCAGCAGTCCTAGCGTCACGACCGTCAAAAAGGAACCGTACGCCTACGACCCCTGGTTCAACACCTGGGCGAGCGGGCTCAACAGCGTCCTCATGGGCACCGGAAGCGGGTCGGTGCCGACGGCCACCTACAGCTACACTCCCGTCCAGTCCGGCTCCAGGTCGAGGTACCCTGGATCCTCCCGGAATCGTTCATCCCTGACGCCCGGGAAGTCCGGGACGGTCACCATGCCCTCCGCCCAGGTGGGATCTCCCGGGAACCCCGGGCTCTTCGGCCTCATGAGCGAGGCCAACCGGCAGTACGCCGACTTGTCGAAGGACTACGCCCGGATCTACGGGGACGCCATGTCCGGCTACCAGAGGCTGGCGGAAGGCCAGCTGGACGAGGCCAGGAAGGCCGTCATCGACCGCCAGCTGAACGATGCCATGAAGACTGCTATCGGCGACAGGCTCACCCAGTGGGCGGACAGGGGGGTCATGGGAGGCACCACCGTCTCCGACTCCATGGGGGAGCTCTCCCGGGAGGCCGCCGACACCTGGATGCGCAACTACTTCCAGGCCTTGGCGGACGAGAGGGCGGCCTACGACGCCATGCTCTCCGGCTACAACACCGCCACCACGGCAGCCCTGAGGCCGTACGCCATGCTGGATCCGGTCATGGAAGGCTTCAGCCGGATCCATTCCGACTACTACAACGACCCGCAGGACACGGTCGTCTCAGGAGGCAAATAGGCCATGAGCGTCATTTACGCAAAAGGCGGAGGGGGTCTCGGCAACCTGTTCAAGCTGGCGCTCTCCACCTTCGGCGGCCCCGTCGGACAGGTGGTCTCCACCGCCTGGAGCGCCGCCCAGGGAGATCCCCTGGGAGCCGTCGCCAACGGCCTGGGCGCCGCGGGGGTCAACCCCGCCGACGTCTTTCGGAAGTTCTTCTGGAGCAGGGACTTTGCCGCCCAGGTTCCCCGGAGCGCCTACGACCTGGGCGGATGGGGGCCGTGGTCGGACACGGATCCCCTGGGAAGGGTGAGATAGCATGGGCATTGTCTACGTCGAGCCGCGGTATTCCCTGAGGAACGTCATCCTCTCCGGCCTGGGGGACATGCTGGGCGAGGTGGCCAAGGAATGGATCAACCGGGGGAAGATGGCCAAGCTCATGGAGGGGCAGCACCTGGCCTACAACCAGTTCGTGAAGACGATGGAAGACCAGGAGCGTTTCCCCTCCATGGACGAAGTCCCCTTCACCCCGGCCTACGGCCAGTCTCCGGCGGGGCAGAATCCCCTGGAGGAGGCGGCTGCCAAGGCCGGGATCGGGAAGACGGCGGAAGGCGCCTTCCCGGGGCTGAACCCCGCCCCCTCCGTCGGACGCTTCCGGAGGGACGTGGATCCCTTCAGGATGATCGCCGACGCCTACAACGAGGGGAAGAGGCAGGGGCTCCTGGCCTACATGCCCAACTGGAACGCCAAGGACGTCTTCGACTTCGCCGGAGCCCTGGAAACCCGGAGGGCAGCGCCCATCCTCAACACCTTCGCCGAGAAGAAGGTGCAGGGGATGGATGAGCTTCACGAGGGGTTCAAGTCCAATCCCTTCCTGGCTCCCTTTGCCGGGAGCGCCTACACGGACGAGCGAGCCGGGGCGTCCGGCCTGGAGGGGCTCATCGGCAAGGCAAACAGCGAGAACGAGGCGGAGCGGAACAAGGCTTACGCCAAGAGCGTGGAGTACACCTATGAGACCGACAAGGAGAGGAACGCCGTCGAGCGCGCCAAGCTCGCCCTCATGAGGCAGGAGAACGCCATCCGGATGAGGGAGCTCCAGGAACGCCTGCGGGAGAACCCGCAGGATCTCCTGGCGCGCCAGAAGCTGGCGTTCTTCGCCCGGCAGGACGCGCTGCAAAAGAAGGATCCGAACAAGTGGACGGAGGATGACTGGCGGTTCATGTTTGCCAACGACGAGAACTTCAGCCGGATTATCGCCGATCCCACCGCTCCCAACGGGATCCGCGTCGCCACCCTGGACGACTACAAGCGTCGCTGGGGGGTGCAGCCCTCGCCCGTAGTCCCGCCGGCTCCCGGCGTGCCCGTCGTCGGATCCGTCAGGGACAAGGAATGGATCCTCAGGATGGGGAGGCAGTAAGATGCCGCTGCCCTTCCTGGTTCCCCTGGCCATTGGGCTGGCCGGCTCCGCCGGTCTCGGCTGGGCGGGTCATAAGCTGGCCGGGACTCGCCGCCTGAACGACATCGAGCGGGACATCTACAGCACCGACCAGAAGCAGTACGAAGCAGACCTTGCCGCGGTTCAGCGGCTGGCTGGCCGGAAGCTCTCCGGCCAGGAGGCTGCCGAGGCCGTGCTGGCCTACCGGAAAAGCC